ACCGAAAAATCAGAATTATCATTTTTCTTTATATGTAATACTGGACCATTTTGATTGATTGTAAAACCAGTAAGGTTAGAAGTAAGAGAAGTTCTTATAGAATCTGCAACAGTTTCAGTACTAAGAGGATCATCATTTGACGTATCCTTTGTAGCTACAAAATTATCAACCTTTACTTTATAAGTAGTTTTATCTGATACACGATTAAAGAAGACTATTGCCTGTGTAACATTACCTGCTGATAAGGTTGTATCCATTGCAGTGGTAACAGTTGTATTGACGACAAAAGTAAAATCAGCAATAGTTATAGTTTTTAATTCAAGTCTTGGATTTGTGCAGTTTAAATAATTTATTCCATCAGGTTTATTAACTGTAAGTTCTGTACCATCTAATTCAAAGACTCTTACATTAGCAGGGTTTAATGAAAATACTACAACATATCTTTCATTGACATCTCTATTAATCATTCTTACATGACTATTTGTTATCTGAGCACCACCAGCAATTAATTTACTTACAAATTGGCTGCCAGAACGCTTTGTAAGACCTAATACAGGATCGCTATTAGCATTATCCTGTATATCAGCATGGTCAGCTTGTTTTGTAGCATCAGAAGATTGTGATATTCCTCTGATTAATGTAGGAATTGCTCTTGATCTTAAAGGCATAATTATCTAATAAGTACATTTGCAGGTGAGTATGTATTAAATACATTTGTTAGAGAAGGATCTCCTCTTAAAATATTATGATCGCCATTACTAAGATCAGTTTCAACTAAGATTGCTCTAGCTCTATTTTCATCTTGTTGTGTATATGACCTTAAACCATCATCAGTTACCATTCTATCTACAAATATTCTTGCAGCTTTTATAGTGATATAGTATCTAGCTTGTTCTGGTATCTCGTCAAATTTTCTAAAGTAAACAACAGTAGATATAAGATCTTCTTCAAATTCAAATTTATTATTTAACCTGTCATATAATTTCAAACCACGTTGTATTGCATCTATAGTTGGATGCTGATGAATATTAGGATCAACTCTTAATACATCAGTAGAAAGAGCAATTTGTTTAGAAGCATCTCTAGTAAGAGTTACATCTATTTCAGTATTAAAAGACCAACCTTCCATTTGAACTACTTTATTAGTTTCGTTCAAAGTAGATACAGCCATCTTTGCATCAACAGGTAATGTACCTGTCAAAGTATTAACAGGTGCTTCTCCTATAGCAGCCAACATAATGTTGATGCTTTCAAGTTCAGTCGTTGCAGCTACAGTCATAATTTAATACTTTTTAATTTTAAGTTTATCTCTATTACCTTTTTTTTTCTTTTTCATTTTACCGTAAGCCATAGTGTCCTCCTTTTAAAAAATAAATTATCTAATCTTAAGTTTATCTCTACTTACATTACGTCTTCGTTCTAATTGTTTCATTGATTGTCTTCCTGCTGCTTCTGCTGCTTTTCTAGCTTGTTCTTTCATTCGTTTTTCCATTTCTTTTCTTCTTTTTTCTCTTATCTTTCTCTCACGTTCTCTTTTTAATTTATCTTGAAATGCTTTTTGCATTTGTGATTTAGTAATAGCCATAATTGTTTTTAAGCTTTGCCTTTATTGTACTGAATAACTATTTGTTTATCTTTCATACTAAATGGACCTGCACCAGATAATCTTTTTAAAGCTGCTCTGTATTGTGATTCAGTAATATTTGCAATCTTTAAATTTTTTCTAGATTGCTTTTTTTTTGTTGTAATTTTTGCCATAAGAAAATACCTAAATAAAAAAAAGAGTACCCATACTTGAGTACTCTTAATAAATAATTTTTTATGTAGCAGATAACTTGATTGTTGCTGCACATTCTGGTCTTAAGATACCATGCCCTAGAGCATATTTTGCAACCATAAGTGTCCCTTGATACATTATTCCGTAATCAGAGCCACTTATCTCAGTTGTCATATCCATCAACTTCACAGTACCCACTGCTGATTTATGGAATACTAAACCGATAGTTTTACTATCGTCACCTGAGTAAGTGTTGTTAGCACCTGATGGGTTTGAAGCAACGTTTGACTGAGGTACGTTGTTGCTCATCATTACAGGAATACCTGCGACTTGCTGTACACGACCTGATGCAAACGAACCATTACCTTGTGGGTTGAAGTCAACATCTACAGTTCTTGTAGCAGACTCAGCAAGTTTGTAATACTCA